TGATAAGTTCGTTATTCGTATGAGATTTATTCTCATGTCTCTAACAACTTAGTTTATACCTGGAAACCTATAGTTAGGTCCCTTTGGAATAACCAAGTAGGGTTTCTAGACGAAGACCTATGGACTTCGAGTTGATTACTCGAGTGAACGTAGGCGATTGCCTTAAACAAAACACATGAAAAGTATAAAATTTATAACAAATTTTAAACTTAAATATGTTTTGAGAGACTCTATACTACCAGTAGAGAAACGTAGTTTCTCTAGACTTATTTCTTTCTTACCTAAGATTATTTATCTTAGTTTCGATAGAGTAGGTCGTATCCGGGATAGACTTGTTATTGCAAACAACTTTATTCAATTTTTAATTAAAATGAATAAAAATCATGGTGCAACTTTCACTGTTAAGTGATTAAAAAGTTGCACTGTTGCTTTGCAAAAATGACTTGGAAATGATAAGGTTAGTTCTCTTCGAGAACTTGAACCTAATCTTCCTCTACCTAGAGTTATTAATGGATGTCCTGCTATTATTAATAGAAGTGACAGACAATTAATGCGTCTAGGAAACATCAATATCATAAGATTCTGACATTCGTTATTTTCATTATACCGAGTATTACAAATACCTGGTAAAATGAAGATATCAACGATTACTGATCCATTTTGTGGATCAGAGAAATTCTTAAATGATCTAGTTTCATTGAGTCTTACGACTCCATGACCTAAGAATATTTTAAAAATTTCTTCAGAACATAACCTTGCCCCCACTACTTTCCACTTCAGTGGTAAAGCTTCTCCTAGTAATGTTAATTCATCACAAGGATTGCTTAGTGATATATATTTATTATTATCACACCCTGAAGGTGAAATTGTTTATTATAATTTATTAAATTATTTAAACAATATTGGAGTAGTGTGGAATACCGAAATGTTTCTTTCTCGTCTTAACGACGCGAAAGATATCATTTTAAGATTACCTGAAGGGTCTTTACCCTTCAAGAAATCTATGGTAACTCCTTTTGGACAATTTGCTATCAAAAAGGAAGCTGCTGGAAAAATCAGAGTTTTTGCTCTGGTAGACTCTATAACTCAGAGTGTAATGAAACCATTACACTTGGGATTATTTAAAGTCTTAAAGCAACTTCCTAATGATGGTACTTTTGATCAAGATGCGTCTGTAACAAGATGCTCTATTAAGGCTCAGCAGGCAGGAAAAGCTTATAGCTTTGACCTTTCTGCTGCTACTGATCGTCTACCCGTTGGATTAACTGGTTCAATTATTGAATCGTTATTCCAAATAACAGGATTATCAAAATCTTGACAATCTGTTATGGTGGACCGAGAGTTTTCTTTTAATGATAGAATAATTAAGGAATTTCCTGAATTATTAAAATCTTATAAGTACTCTG